AGCCGGCAAGATCCCTGACGAAGTCTCCCTATTCTATGACGGCAAAGATACCAGCAAAATGCATCGACATAGCTTTGTTTCCGAGGATATTTTAAAATGGTTCCATTCCGTTTTTGATCATTATTTAACATGGAATAAGACTCGTGAATATCAGATGAATATTAATTCAATCTGGGTTAATGAAATGAAAGCAGGAGACTATAATCCTGTGCATGTTCACCGGGGCACGATTTTCACTGGCCTTTCGTCCGTGATGATTCTTAAACTTCCCAAAGACTATGGACCTGAACTCACACATCCGGAGCAACCGATGAATGGACAACTTCAAATTTTAGGCAATGTTGCAGGACAATTTGCAACCACTGATTATTCTCCTAAAGTAAAGATCGGAGACTTTTATATTTTTCCCTATGACATGCGCCATGTCGTTTATCCTTTCAGCAATAAAAAAGCCAAGAGAAGAACGCTGGTATGTAATATGGATGTTTCTTATAACCCTATAACTTCAAGGACGGCTCAATGATTTACGAACCTAAATGGAGATCTTTGCTGGCTAATACCGTAGAGCCCATATTCTCTCCTGAACAATGCCAAGACATTATTAACGTAGGCCATCAGCAAAAATCTGAAGACGCTAAGGTAGGAGATAAAAAAGGCATTAAAGGAGGAAAGTACGACACCAAAATGCGCATCACGACTATCAGTTGGATTCCTTTTAAAGTGATGCCGGACATATATAAAAGGATTGAACGCTCTATGCTGCAAGTGAATGGTAATCATTTTGGTTATGAAGGCATGCAGATTAGCGAGTATGCTCAGTTCACCGAATACCCTAAAGGAGGATTTTACGACTGGCATATCGATGCTGAGATCAATTGTCAGTTTGAACCTCCCGTTCGAAAAATATCCATGACCATCTTGCTTTCTGATGCTTCTGAATTTGAAGGAGGGGATTTAGAATTTATGACGGAAGGCAATCAACCTCCACAACTCATGCAAGGACAAGCCGTTTTCTTTTGTAGTCTGATTCGTCATCGCGTGGCTAAAGTGAAGAAAGGAATAAGACGATCCTTGGTGATGTGGTTTGGAGGACCTCCGTTTAAATGAACCGTGAAATTTTATTTCCGACTCCTGTCTATTTTAAAATGGTGCCTAATCCTCAAAAGATGAATAAGTATTTATTCCCCCTCATTAAAGCTTGGAGTAAAAAAGACAAGAGTGAAACAAAAACAAATGCCGGTGGAGGATGGCATAGTCCAACCGATATGAATTTTAAAAAAGAGTATAAATCTTTGACCGACGAACTTTTCATCATGCAAGAAGAGATTTTTAAAGACTACGGTATGGAACCCAAGCCTGGACTCGGCAATATGTGGGCGAACATTAATTATCCAGGGTCCTATAACAAGCAACACATTCATCCCAACTCTCAATGGTCGGGTGTCTATTATGTGAAAGTTCCTAAAAATTCTGGTAGTTTATTTGTTGAAGATCCACGACCAGGTCCCAATATTATGCTACCTCGAAGAATTAAAGGAATACCCAGAGCCTTATGGCGCGTGGTGATCTATCCTGCGATCGAAGGACAGATGATTATGTTTCCGGCATGGTTGACGCACGGTGTTGAAATGAACGACTCCAAAGAAAAAGGAGAAAAGGGCTGGCGCGTATCGGTCTCTTTTAATTTTATTCAAGTGAATAAAGATGGAAAAGTAGAATGAGTTTTAAAAAGAAAAAATATGAGGTGATTCGACAAGCTCTTTCCAAAGAGCTCGCTAACTTTATCTTTAATTATATGATGCTCCAGCGGGACGCTGTAGATTTCCTGATGAAACATAATAAAGTAAATCCAGCCAATCCTTTTATAGGCAATCGAGTCGATAGACAGATACCTGGAGCCTATTCTAAATATGCAGACTGGGTCATGGAGACTTTATTAATGTATATGATTCCTATCATGAAGGCTAAAACAGGAATGGATTTAGTTCCAACGTATTCGTACACACGACTCTATGAAAAAGGAAATATTTTAAGACGGCATAAAGATCGACCAAGCTGTGAAATTTCAACCACTCTTCATCTAGGCGGTGACGAATGGCCTATCTTTCTTGATCCATCGGGAGCCAACTTTGTCATTGATGAATATAAACAAACCATTAAACCCGGAGCTCCTAAAGGTGTACGAGTGGATTTAAAAGTAGGGGACATGCTGATTTATTCTGGCTGCGAACTAGAGCATTGGCGTGAACCTTTTGAAGGTATGGTATGCTCCCAAGTCTTCTTGCATTATAATCATGCGAACGGTCCTTTTGCCAAGACTAATCTTTATGATAAACGACCGTTGTTGGGTATTCCAAAATAATGACACCTAAATATAATATTTTTCCTTTATTTTCGTCGCCCATTTATAAAGAAGAGACAGCATTTAGAGTTAATTCCACTGAGTTAAAAATGATTCGGTCATTGCCTTTAATGCCTTATCTGCCACGCACTAAGCCTGCTGGTATTTCGAAAGATCACGAAATATTTAAACAGAAAGCTTTTAAAAGAATTAAAAATTTTATTGATGAAAGAGCTCAACATTTTTTTAAAAAAGTATTATTCTTAAAAAATGAATTAGTTATTACGCAAAGCTGGATAAGCAACGCAGCACCTGGAGCTACCCATCATAAGCATAAACACCCCAATGCTTTATTTAGTATAGTTTATTATGTTGATTGTCCCTCCTCTTACTTACGGTTTTCCCGAGAACATAATTTCTTGCAAGAATTTTCTTTATTCGCTTATGATTTTGAAAAATATGTCATGTATACGGCACCTCATTGGACTCTTCCCGTGAAGACTGGAGATCTTCTTATTTTTCCAGCATCCGTTGCTCATGAATCAAGTCCCAATCAGCACCCTACAGACAAATTGGTACTGGGTGCTAACTATTTTTTTAAAAAAATACCTACCCATTTTTAACATGGCTTTAGTTCGTGTCACCTTAGGAGGTAAACGTCTGGCGTATGTCAGAAATAATAAAGCCGGATCTACCACCATTATTAATTATCTTGGTCAACTGTTATGGAATGAGAAACCCACTTGGTACAGTGGTACCAATGTTCAAGATCATTGTGGTAAAGATTCCTACATCGGACGCGAGAAAGGCTTTGAAGCCTATCATCAAGAACTGAAAGCGTGCGAGATTCGCATCGCGGTTTACCGTAATCCCATCGATAAGATCATTGCTGGCTTTTATTATTGTCAGGAACAATATCCTCATCTTAATAACTTGGATCATTTCCTTGATACCTATCAACACCAATTAAAAAACAACTACATCAGAGTTCATTGTCGCACCAACACGGATATGCTTGGTCCTGATCCAAGCATCTATACTCATGTTTGGAATATGAATGAGATCGATACCAAGCTCCTTCCATTCTTGGAACAACTCGGAGGGGGAAAGATTCAGAAAACAAGGCTCAGGGAACACGCACCACGGACCATCACCGAAGCACAAGAAGCAAAAGCTAAGGAAGTCATGGCTATTGACTATGAAAACGGCTGGTGTAAGGAGTTGATCTGTAGCAAGATATAGTATAATTTGTCCTAAACGGATTTTCTATGCTACAAAAGATAAATTTTTTACCCGGATTCAATAAACAAATAACCGCCACCACTGCTGAAGGACAATGGATTGGTGGCGATTATGTACGTTTTCGTTATGAAACACCTGAGAAAATAGGGGGTTGGTCCGAACTTGGAGAGAGTTCTTTAACGGGGGTCACCCGTGCCCAACACCATTTTCTTGATAATACAGGCATTAAGTATGCAGCTCTTGGCACTAATCGTATTCTCTATGTTTATTCAGGGGGTATTTTCTACGACATTCATCCTATTAAAACTACAAGCACGTTAACCAGTGCGTTTACCACAACCAATGGATCGGCTGCAGTTAAGATAACTTTTGGGGGTTCCCATAATATTAGTGCCGGTGATATTCTCTATCTCGACAGTTTTACGACCATTACCAATTCAGATTATGTAGCCGCTGATTTTGATGATATAAAATTTATGGTAACCAGTATTGATAGTTCTACTCAACTTACCATCACCATGCCATCAGCTGAAACAGGATCGGGTGCCACTTTATCAGGAGGTATTCGAGTTCAACATTATTATCCCGTAGGACCCGCACAACAACTCGGGGCTTATGGATGGGGTATTGGTCAGTGGAGTGGTGAAGTTGCAGGTGAAGCTACCACTACCTTAAATGGAGCTCTGACCGCGGATGTTAGCGATACGACCGTTGTTTTAACCGATGCATCGGCTTTTCCAACTTCGGGCACATCTTATATTTTAGTAGGTACTGAACTTATTAGCTATACAGGAATTAGCACGAATACCTTAACAGGAGTTGCACGAGCTGCTCAAGGTACAACTGTCGCTGTTCATGCAGATGGAGCAGCGGTGAGTAACGCGACCGACTATGTAGGATGGGGTCAAGCGTCTTCAGGAGATAAAGTCTTTGAACCTGGACTTTGGTCCTTGGATAATTACGGAACTAAACTAATTGCTTTAATTTATAACGCTGAATGTTTTGAATGGGATTCAGCAGCAACAAACGCCACTGCGATACGTGCTACCATTCTTTCAGGAGCACCCACAGCTTCACG